GTATAACCTGAACCACCATTTGTTATACTAATTTTAGAAATGCTTGAAGTAGCTACTGTTGCAGTTGCAGTAGCTGTAGCGCCGCCTTCAGGAGCAGCACTAATAGTAACTGTTGGAGGATTCAAATAGCCAGATCCAGAATACCCAGGAACTAATGTGATTGCAGTAACAATACCGGCAACTACTGTTGCAGTAGCTTGTGCTGTTACACCACCTTGAACTTCAGGAGCGCTGATAGTAACAGTTGGAGTTGAAGTATATCCTGAACCACCACTGATACTAAATCCTGTTATTGCACCACCTGAAAGAACTGCTGTACCAGTTGCTGTTACACCACCTGATGTCTGAGGAGCACTAAATGCAACAGTAGTATTATGACCAGGTTTAAAACCAGATCCATTAGTTGTAAAAGAAACGTCAAGAACTTCACCAGCTGCTGACACCACAGCATTTCTCATACCAGTAGTTTCTGCACGATTAACAATCAAATTATTGGTATATGCTAAGAAATTGGCGGCGGTAAAGAACGATTTGAAAGTAGAATCGTTTGGCTTGCCGAAATTTTCTACTAGCACATCTTCCGAAGTAACTGTAGTAGGTTCAGCAACTGGACCCCATGAAAACACACCGGCATAGGCACCGGCTGAAGTAGAAACTGCAGGGATAATAGATGAGAAGTCTTTCTCAATTACTGTTACGCCTGGAGAGAGTGCAAAAGGCATTGTTGTTCTCCTTGAGAGTTTATATTATGTATAGTAAACAAACTACATGTCTACTGTATTTATTATTTGAGAAGTTCCAAAGCTTCTCGGTCTTCGTGTGATTGCCCATCATCAAAGAAACCAAAAGGAGTCAGTTCCTGTTCAATCATTTTCATTTGGTTTTCGTAAATCACTTGTCTAATATTTATATTACTCATTTCTTTAAAGTAATTATTAGTGGTCGCCCACGAGAATAATACCAATGGCATCACGAGATCATCGTGATAGCCTTCATCGGCTTCATAAGAATTCTTAACTTGGATAAAAGTAGATATTTCAGAAATAATGTCTGCATCAGGAATTAGAAGTCTCTTCTCCTCAACTAAAGTCTTAAAGTTAGAACAACCAATTCTCTTAACTCGCTTATCAGTTACTACTCCAAGTTGGGTTCTACCTCCTCCAAAACCGCCAGAAATGACTTGTCCATCTCCAGATCTATTGACAAATACAACATTTTCATATTCGTACTCATTATAAAGAATATCCGCTACTTGTTCAGATGAATTTATCTCAATCAAAACATATGCATTATTATATTCCGTTGCAACCTTATAAATCACAGATGGATATAGCATAGGGCTAATCTTGTTATCTCTATATTTAGCAACTACTCGATATGGCAATTCAGTCATATCGATAACAACAAAAGCAGAATAATCTCCTCCAACACCCTTTGCAGTATCAGCTACTAAACAATAAGCTTTGCCAGGACTCTCACTATTTTCTCGATATGGTTTTTCATAAACATCAAGCCCATCTTTTCTGTAAATGATATCACCCGGTGACATCTGAGCAATTGTATTTGCTGAGACCAAAGTCAGACTTGAGCCTAAGAACTTACATAAAACTTCTTGATTAAACTTAAGTTCACCTAATAATCTAAGTTGTTTATCAGCCCAAGCTTCATCACGTCCTGGTATTTCCCAATAAGGAATAAACAATGGAACAAATCCATTACGGCCGTGCTCTGCATCATTCCAAAATTTCCAAAAGTGATTATATCCAAGTGGAGTAGAGCTTAGAAGGATCTTAGTATCAGAACCCGAAGAAATTGTAGGATAAACCGAAGCAAAGAAAGCTTCAGCAATACCATTTGGAATAATTGAAGTCTCATCGATATACAACATATTAACTGTCTTACCACGAATACCTGAAGTTGTAGTAGCTGAAGTGAATACTCGTGATCTATTTTCTAATACTACATCACCCTTATTCCACGTTATGACACCCTGCTGCATCCATTTAGGAAGTAACTCGTACATAATCTGATAGCGATCTAATACTTCTCGAGCAGCCGAAGCTTTGTGAGCTAAAATTGCAACTGTCTTAGCTTCTTGAAATAAAGTGTACCAAAGAATGTACGCTGCAGATGTGGTTGTCTTTCCTTGCTGACGACCCTCCATAAGGATAACCATACGGTTCCTATGGATGATATTAATCTTATTAACCTGGCATGGATATAATTTGAATGGTTGAAGACCATTATCAAGAGTAACAATTTGACAATACGTATTAATGAAATAAACGGGGTCTTCAGCGCATCTAACATATTCTTCAAGTTGTTCTTGAGTAAATGATATTGATTGCCCTGCTGCTTTTAAATTCGAATTCGAATTATAAAATTTTACATCATTCATTAAAATTCTTCGGTCCATTGATCAGTTGTAATATTGCCAGTTTCTATATCACCTATTGCTTCATGATTCGCTATCATTACACCATTCATATTCTTAAGATCTGTAAGAGTATGTGTAATAATCTTCCCGTCTTTAATTGGTCCAAATAGACTTAACTTCATTTCAAAATTTAATGTATGAGTTACAAATCGTCTGGTTTGAAAATCACCTTCATATTCATCTTGAACTTGAACTGAATTCAAGATAATGGGTACATCAACGGAGATTCCCATATCAGGAACAAGATCTAGTGTTAAATTATAATCAGGTGTAAAAGTTGGAAGAATCTGTTCTAAAATCTGAAGAGCATCTTCTTGAGTCTTAGTTAAAATATATAAAGACACTGATACATTATATGGAACTGGTGAATACACGCTATTATTAGAAGATTTTATATGCTGCATACGATTAGTTTTTCGTGCTGGATCATACGCGTAATCTATAATTTCAAATGACATACGAGGTAATGTTGTATATGTATGATTCTGTAACGTAGTATCTTGCTCAATACGAACTAACCATTTTTCTTTTGGAGCATATGCAATAGGAATTTGTAAGCGCTGTACTGTAGTTCCATCTACAGATCCATCTTTCTTACGATCAATGTAGATGTTGCTGAATAGACTACCGAACGCTACAATACTCTTACGAATTATACCGTGGTAGTATATGTTATTATTAAGCATTATCTATTTCACCAAATGGATTAGATTCACTAAAATTGATAACATCTATTGATTCTTTCTTAAATGCGTTATTATTACCATAAGAATCTAATGTATCATCAATATTAACTTTTATTTGACACGTTGCAGCAGCGCCACTTCCGCCGCCCCCAGTGAAAGAAATAATTGGAGCAGTTTTATATCCAGTACCAGGTGATGTTATATCAACACGAATAATTTTATTTGCAGTTATACCCGATCCAAGTATTGCAGTACCTGCTGCACCATATCCACTACTGCTCGTAAATATAACTGTAGGCACCGAAGTATAATTTGATCCCTGATTAGTCATTGTAATTGATACTACACGTCCATGTGAATTTCTTGCAGTATCAGTATTATATGTTTTAAGAGATTCAAATACATCAATTTCTTCTACACCAGTATCAATCTTTTCTGATGCATATTGGAATAGTTCTACTTGAAGACGATAAACATAAAGTTTCTTTAGTTGATAAAAAGGATCTTGGTGTTCTACAAACTTTATCTCAAATAATCCTTTTGTTAAGGGGTAATAAAGTAGATCACCTTCAGCAGGACGATTTGGAAGTAATATGTTAGTATGTCTTCCAATTAATTTTTCCCATGTTCTACGAGCGACTGTGAGAGTAGCTGATTGCTGCATCATTAAACCAAATTTTTCAATGAAAGCGCCTTGGCCTTCAAATCCTTCTACATTTTCAAGATACATATCGATAGGATAAGCATTTTCAAATTTTGATAATCTATCCTCACCAAGAATATCATCTTTAGCTACAAGAGATCTTGGGATGTATAAAAATTCTTGACCCCAAATAGAAATAGACTCGATGATCAGATCTTCTAAAAGATACTGTTCATTCTTAGTGCCGTGTGTAAAATAAACGTTTGGCATACTACCCCATCATAAATTCTAATGGCGCAGACTTACGAACTATCTCATCTTCAAGTTTATCAATTTCGTTTTGAGCTTCTAGATATAAAGCATTACCATCTAGTGTCACTCCACCGGGAAGTTGCAATCCTTGAAACTTCTTAATATTGACCGCCCATTGCTTCTTAATCAAAGCTGTAGTATAGTGTTTAAGCCAAACGTCATTATATAGTTTTGGAGCATCTGCAGGATCTAATGCACGATAACACTCAACTAAGATGTAATTACCCACTTGCATTTTTTCTTGCCAAATAGTATCAATATAAAGACGATTATTTAATCTGTTAAAGCGGTAAATTGGATGACCATTTAGGGTCATATCTAGTAACGCTAGGTGCGACATGACTTGAGTATAGTAAATTACCGATGTAGATGTCAAATCATATAAGTCGTTTAGACGTAATTGATATTGAAGATCAAAGATAGACTTTGAAGTAGAAGTGCCCGACGCAACAGGAAATACTCGAGTTACGCCATAAATTAAATCTGTTAGAGTTAGATACTTATTATCAATATCTGTTTGAGTAATGACTTGCTTAAGGTAAACTTTTTCAATACCATCATAGTGGTATAGACGAAAATATTCAATGGCGTCATCCACACGATCACTCACCTGTTGATCATCAATATTGATCTCAACTACGGGCTCGCCAAGAGCTCTTAAGCAATAATCAATTAGTTCTTGTCTTGTGTTGACTGCCATTGAATTCTCCAGTTATTTGATTATTTATACCGGAGCAACTGGTGGTTCTTCTGTTGCCCAAGGCATCTTTGTTTCAGCAACAGGTGTGATCTTTTCATCAATCTGTTTTTGAATCTGAGCATTTACGTGTTCTTCATATCCATCAACAACTACAGCTTTAATCCAACTTAGAACCATCTCTTCTGTTAAATCGGCAAATGGAACGAATGTATATCCTTCTGGCATATTAACTGTAGTGAATGGTGTTGCACCTGAAAATGTACCTTCATGTCCGTTTTCGTCTGTACCAGTTTTTTTCCAATAAGTTTGAACTATTGCATCTGTATTT